TACTATTTCTAGCGCCAACCCACCGCAGCGAGGAGTTATTAGTGGAGAAGCAAAAAAGGAATAAAAAGAAAAAATAATTTTGTTTTTCTTTAAATAGTTTACCAATGCGCGCATATATGCTTTGGGGTTAACGATGAAGGTACCAGATTCAATGATTTCTTCATTGAAGGCGCCCAGAACAGAGAAGGCGTAATTAAAATATGTGTCTAAGCTGTCTTCAAAGCTTCTTCTTACTTCGAAATTGCCAAATAAGTCTTGCAAATTGGTGCGGCCTGATATGCCTCCTCTTTGAATATAAAACCTAAACTCTTCATATGCTTGACGGACAAAGGGTAGTGTCACTAAGTTATCTGCTGCACCATACGTTAAAGATGAAATTTTAGGCATTACCAAGTTGCCAAATTCGTTTACTTTTCCGTAAAACGGAACATCATACCATAAATCTATATAATTGCTGTTGATGTTGTCGAAGATTTGGGTCGTTCTTTCTTTGTAATAAGCACGATCCCAATAGAGGCTTTTAGTATCTGCGCCTCTGGTTGCTTCGAAGTTTGGTGAGTAAATAGCCATAGTGTAATTATTGTTAACTTATAAAAGTGACGCTCACTTTGATGATGGGGGTGGAACGGTGGAAATGATGATGGCTTGAGCGACAGCTTCTTTATACTTTTTCTCGACCCGTTTTATTTTGGAGACTGAACTTGCCGTGTCTTTCCAAGCGTTGATGGATTTCTTGTAGAACTTCCTGGCTTTATTGACGGCGCTCTGTGCGGCTAGCTGAGCCTTCTCATATTCCTTTTTTGTCGCGAAAGTGCTGCTAGCAGTAAACTTTTTAGCTTTAGCTAAGTACTTATCGCCCGTGGCTTCGTGTCCCACTGCTTTGCCAAGCACAACGCTGTTTTTCACGGCGGGCGGGTTTTTCTCTGCCGCCTTCTCAGCAGCTGCGGTGGCTTTCTTTTCCGCTATTGCCTTTTCCTTAGCATTCTTCTCTTTCGCTTCTTTTTCCAAAAGTAGTTTCTTTTCAATCTTTTGAGCTTCGCAAGCTTTTTTGGCTGCTTCATGGGCTTTGGTCGCATCGTCGTAATTCTCTTGTGCGGCTGGTTTCCCCGATGATGAGGCATTCTTTAAAGTCGAGGCTGCGATGTCCATAGTTTTCTTTGCGGCAGGCAAATCTTTGGTGCATCTTATCAAAGCCATTGTATTTTCTCTGGCTATTTTATAAGCATCTCCTTGTAAATATTCTTTGTTGGCCTCAGACAGTTCAGCTTGCTTTTCAGCCGATGTTTTGCCGCCTGCGTCGGCTTTGAATTGCTGACTCATAGTGGGCGCAGCTGGGCCAAGTGGCTTACCGCTTGAATCGCCGTCCTTCAGTCCTTTGTCGAAATCTGAATATTGAATTATGGCTTTGAATGTAGATTCGAAACCTTCTACACTAAACTTGTGTTCTACTTTATGAATCGCATAATAGCCATTTGCTTTAAACTGTCTATTAGTGCGGTTTGTTAGAAAGGGCTTTAAATCGATATATACCAATTGGCCTATACTGTATAAAGGAAATCCCATGGTAGTAACATCGGCCGCAAACACAACGGGCATCCATCCTCCCAGTCCTGCGTCGTCAGACTCAGATTGGTTGCCTCCCGCAGAAGCGCGAGAAGGGTCATAGTATATTGCGGTTTTTGTGATTTGATCTGCGACGTCCGTTACTTTAACTGATTTCACTATTCCTCTTCTTTGGCCTCCCAAGTAAAAATGATAAATTTTATTATTGAGATTGGCATTATAACTTCCGTGTTCGATTTTCCCTTTCCGGATATCCTCTTTTGTATTTTTAAGACCGTAAATAAAATAATTTACATAACCACTGTTTTTGTCTCCAACCACAAAATCAATTTTAGGAGAAGCGAGCGTAGCGGCTTTATTAGCCGATTCGTCTTTGCAAATCTTGAAGAAGCCGGTGATGAATGTTTTTAATACTGTTTTTAAGAAGGCGTCGTATGAATAGAAGGCTCGCTCTTTACCAATAATTTCGTTAGCAAAAAAGTTATTTAATTTTTTTACAGAGATAGGCAAATAATATAAATCAAAGTTCTTGTTGTAAGTGTTGCTGTATGGAGCATAATACGACATATAACCAAAGTCTGTGAGAATCTTTTGCCCCGATTCTTCTTTTATTTGCTCGTAAACCGTTTTTGTTGGATTTTTTGATGAAACGGGCAAATTTAATACTACCGACATCAAGTCTCCCAAATACATGAAAGGAATCGTTTGATGTGTGCCTTTGCTTAAATCGTTTTTGGTTATAGCGGGCTTCACCATAAACTTAGCCGGTGTGATGTGAGCTAGAGCATTTTGTAAACCTGATACATCGGGATTGGGGAGTGACTCCTTAATTTGTACCACTTCGTCTTTAGTAAGATAGGCATAATGTATCTTTCCGGAAGTGGATATTTTTTCTATTAAAGTTCTCAAAGCTATAAATTTTGCAAGATAAGCAGCCTTTAAAAATTCTGCTTCAGTGTGAGCGAGAGCGCCTGCCGCACTTTTCTTTGATTCTGCGATCTGCTCTGTAAAAAGATGCGGTGCCTTTTTCATCTGATCAATCCAGTGCTGTTCCATACCCGGCGTTCGTTTGTCTGCAGGCTCGTTGCGCCAATTTTCTACATCCATTAAAAATTTATCTATTTGAGCTTCCGCTTTGGTCTTTTGAGTCGGCGTGGTCATATCTTTGGAGATCACGAGCTTCCAGCGGTTTGATGTTTTCCAATCATTGCCATGTACGTTGGCTGATGGTAAATAGCTACCAATCTGGGCGCTCGTGAGACCAGTTACCCATTTCGCCTTTGCAATTGCAATCTCCTGTTGTCGCAGTAATGTAACGGTTGTTGAGCGGGCGTTTGAATTGGTTTTAAGGCCCTCGGCATAAATGTCCGATTTTTTTCCTTTTACTATGTCAAACGAGTCTTTAGCCAGTGCCAAAATATTTGTGGCGGGGCCATTCAGCATATCAACAATGTGGCCGCGATATTGTGCATTGACAATAACGGAGGCGTCTTCTTTCAGGTCAAAAGTATACTTAACTAAGTGAGTTTTAAGTTTGAGATCGAACGCAGTCAGATCTCCGCCAAAGCGCTTTGAAGCTAGCGCATCGTTGGTGCTCCACCCTAAATCAAACTCTATATAACGAAACGTTTTGGATTTACCTGTACCAGCGTAAGTTCCTAGATTCAATAAGTTTCTAAAGGGTTTCTCCGTCAAAGTGCGCATATCTTGAAACATAAACGTGGCATTAACCAATACTATGTTTTTTGTAGCGGAATCGATACCTTCCTGTGTAATATTGATGCTTTGTATACCGGCTCCTCTTCGTTGGCCGGTTGATTGAAGAATACTTCCATCGGTACCGAAATCGGTGCTATTGTTGGAAGGAAAGATAGATTTGCGGTTCTTGACCTTGCCTTGTTTATTATAAAAGGTTTCAGATACTTGGGCAAAATGAATCATTTGAGCGGCTTCTGAGGGCCTCACTTCAAAAAAGTTCCTTACGCCTGTGGTATCCTTAAAGGTGATTTCTTTTATATATTTGAAATTGGTAGAATATCCGCCAAGACTGCCTTGACCAAGTTGGCGACACGGTTTTAGCGGTTCTGTCTTCTTGTGCTTATAGATTTCGGCGGCTTTTTCCAACAAAAAACACTGTTCGTTAACTTCCGGTGTTAGATGAATTACGCCTTTTGTGGGTGGTGCCATGTTTTCCTCTTTTTAAAGCAATCCAAAGCTGCTGAGAATAGCTTCTACTGGTGTTGGGATAGTTACGACGTCTCCCGGCTGAAAGTCTGTTTCAAGGGGACTCATATTAAACCATGCGATAATCCACCAATATTCCGGATTGTTATAGTATTTATCTGCCAAAAGAAAATACTTACTGCCGACTGTCCATACTTCAGTTTCTAAAACTAGCTCATCTTCCATTTCTTGTGGAGAAGGGTATTTTAGTTCCGGTGTCAAATATTGGTCAATGCTGCTTACGCCACGTTTTTTGAATATATCAGAATATGTGTATTCTTCGGCTTCATTTTTTAAGACTAATGTTTCGTTGTATCTTGATATTGACATAGTTACTTAGTTTCCTTATTCCTTCGGCTTTGAAAGGGCCTTCTTGATATCAGCTAGTCGTATATACTCGTGAGCGATTTTGTTGAGCGCCTTTACGCTCATCCCCGCGCTTTTTGCTATCTGTCTCAGTATCCCTTTTTGTCTGGTGGATATGGCGAGTTTAGCAAGTCTAATTTGCTTGGCTGAGAGGGCTTTTGCGATATCTCTCTTGCCTTTATTCGACGTTTTGTTCGCGGGCGCTGGTGACTCGACGGGCGGCTTTCCGTCTCCTTCGGTACCGGCGGCTGGATTGGGCGCCTCTAAAGGCTCTTCGCCGCTGGAAACACCGTATGGATAAAGAGCATTACCGGCATTGCCCTGAAATTGGGCTTTCTTGCCAGAATTTAGATATCCTACGAACTCTTCGTGTAACACTTGTATACGCAAAACAACGTTTATATCGGAAAAGTATAGTTTATTATAATCTCCGGAAAAATACTGTGCTTGGTCTTTTGCTTGAAAGCCCGGATTAATCTGTACAGCGCCGTTAATGTAACCTTGTAATCTATTGGGACCGGTACCTACTATATTCATGAAATCAAATTGGAAATAAGGAGGAGCTTGTAAAAGAGCAACGCCTTTTTTGCGATATAGTGGATACTGAAATTGGATTAGCTTTTCGAGGTTGGTCATATTATGGGAAGCTTCGAATTCATCGTCTGCGATGACGCGAAATCCCAATGTCATTTGTCGATTAACTCCCGTAAAAAAGGAGAGCGGATCCATTCTGCCGTAGACATTGGCGGTCGACCAACCGGGAGTCCAAGTATCCGTAAATTCAGTTATGATTGAAGGGAAATAAAGCGGTGCGACACCTTTAAGATGGATCGGTTTAATCATAATTGTTCTTGCATCTCCGGAACTTGCTATAGGCACTGAATATCTCCTTTTAAGTTGTTAAGCTTATGGCCTCATCGAAGGCAGCCATCGCGTCGCTACCTCTAAAGCTTTTAGTGAACGTGTGTTGGCGCGTCTTACCATCTGCGTCTGTAAGGTTGACCGCCATTGAGACGTTCGTCGTCGAGTCGCCAGCTTTCGCTAACTCTCTGTTTACTGTATTTTGCGATACAATCTTCTCGCCTGCGTGGACGTATTTGAGTCCGTCTTGACTTACAACTTCCTGACCGCCATCGAATGCGCCTGCAATGCCTCCGCCAACGGCGCCAATGGCGCCTCCAATCAGAGCGGCGCCCGGTATCGGGATCATAGCTCCTATAGAAGCACCGGCCAAAGCTCCGCTACCTGCGCCTTTAAGGATAGAGCCTGCGCCAGAATCTCCATCTGTCGCTGCACTATAAACTCCATAGGCGCCTGCGGCGATTCCGATGGCTCCTGCCAGTTTCATGAAACCGCTGCCGCCGCTCATGACTGCGGCCATCAACGCAAACGATGCCATTTGGCCAATTACAGACACCAATCCGCCGGTAACACTTCCCATGGCTGACGCAATGAGTCCCATTGATTCTGCGGCCTTATCCATGCTTTTTTGGGTCTTGATCCACATTTCTATCCCTGTTTTCATCTTTTCAGCTTGGCTATCCTGCATTTTGCCGCGACTTTCTCCTAAACCTTCCATGTCCTCTTCATCTTTTTTGACTTTGGCCATTACGTCCGACAAGGACATATATGCGTCAGCAGGTTTATTAGCAATATCGTCTAATGTAGCTGTGGAAACGGATGCTAGCTTTTTCATTTCGTGGGCGCCCATTCCGAAAGATTTACCAAGAGCGCGAAGGCGTGGCAGACCCATTGTTTCGATGGACTCTCCGGCTTCTTCCATCCCCTGTCGAAGCTTTATAAAGCCTTTTAAGGGGCCTTCATTGATAGTTGTATCCATAATTTCTAAACCATCAATAGTTGTTCCGAAGACTGCGTTTAGATTAGAGGCAGCAGTTAAAGCACCTTCAAAAGTGGTCCATTTTTCCATGGACGTCATTAGAGTCCCCATTGCTACGCCACTTTTTGCTTGTACTTCGGCTAATCTCCCGAATTCCTCTGTGACATCTGGCAATCCAAATTTAGCTAAGGTACTGGAATTAGCTGCAAAGTCTGCCATTAGTTTGCCCGGTCCAATCTTAAGAGTTTTGCCCAGTAAAGCGAGATTAGCGGTTAGTTTTTGAGCTTCGGGCTGAGACTTACCAAAAGCCAAAGTTAGTTCTTCTATGGCTTTAGTAGAAGCTTCCGCAGGAACACCCAATCTTCTTTCTAAAGTCATTCCTAAAGTTCTAATTGTATCTTGATCTTTTGCAGATGCCTGCCTAAATGCTGTAGATGCTTTAAAGAGACCTTGATATGTTTTTTCTATTTCTTCTCGAGTATATCGAGTGTTGGCAGCAATAGCGGATGTTCGCGTTTGAAAGGTGGTTAGTTCGTCGGTTGTCATGACGTTAACTTGACGGGCTATTTTGCGGGATTCGTCATAATATCTTTCGGCTAATTCTTTTGGCTTTGAAAGACCGTACGAATCAGATATGGTTTTTCCCATGCTACGAAAGATTTCTTGGGCTTTCGTTGCAGCTGCGCCCATCATATTTGTGTAGCTAAGGCCTTCTTTCAGTTCTTTGCCGAGTTGTTTCGCATATTCAGGAAAGTTCTTAAGCGCTTTACCCATTCTCTTGGATTCAGCATTCATACCAAAGAACGTGTTTAGGAGATGGTCTGTGTCTTTTTTGGCTTGGCCCCATGCATCGGCCATTTTTTTGGCTTCATCGGCGGCTTCTTTGTTCTTATCTCTTAGCTCTGTGGCTTTTACAATTAATTCTGCATGGGCGTCGTTCGTTTTATCTAATAAAGCTAATTCTTCAACTGCGGTATCATATATCTTTTTAGCGACGAGGGCCTCTGTTTGCCGTGCGTCTAACGTATCCCCGAATTGTTTAAGAATTTGTTTTTGGACTTCTAACGTGAGTTTGGCCTCGTTAAGCCTTTCTTTTGCTCGATCTAGAGCCTTCTCTTCCGCTTTCGCAGCTCTCTCGGCTGACTTTTCAGCAGCAATGTCTGCCCGGGCTTGGGCCTCCAGCGCTTTCTGTTTGGCGCGCATTCCTTCATATCCACCCGTCTCGCCGCCTTTTTTCTTAGCCATGAGGTATTAGTCCTATTTTAAAGGCCACTTAAGGCCTGTTGCTGTTTCAAAATCATGAATAGTTTTTTCTAGTTCGAGTTTGCTATCTCTAAGCTCCTCGCTCCCTAAACCATGTTCAAGGTATTTTTCCGCGTAGTCTTTTTCTTTAGCAATCGTTTGAGCAAACTTTTTAATGTCTTTCTCATCGCCCACAATTTCAATTTTAGGAGGCTCTTCTGCTTTTTCTGTTTCTTCCTCTAATGAAACATTTCCTATAATGTCCAACAAGTCATAACTGTAAGTTGGACCTCCGGAAAGAACGTGTGTTAACAAGTACTTGATGTCGGCGGCAAATTCTGCAGTATAAGATTCAGTTAGATTGTTTGTTTTGTGCTTAGCTAAATCAATTTTATGTGTTACTAACATAATTGTAGACTCCTTTTGATATAATTAGTTATTGGTAAGAAAGTGGCTCTATTAGGAACGACGGGATTTTTGTTGAGCTTTTTCATAAGCTTCGTGTTCATCATCTTTTTGTTTGATGGTTCTCTTCACGAACCAACGACGGAGGCCAACGGGCAAACTATAAAGCTCTGTTATTGACCAATTTCCAGTATAGTTCATGAAAAACATCTGCTCATAAACATCTTCAATATACTCAGAATTCAGGCCAAAAAAAGCCCGCATCGAGCGGAACCCCCATTTTTGCAACATCGCCGCAATGGGTACATTCAACATCTTGAGTCATATCGATATCTGGCATTATTCTTGCATATGCCCGTTTATAAAGAGAAACATCTAAAATGGGTAACGTTTGGAGAGCTTGGCTAATGTAAAAATGGTCAACTTGTCCGTTAATAGAAACTGTGATGGTTTTAAGCAACTCTAAAGTGCCGCCGGTCAAGACCTTAGATATTGCTGATTCGTCGCGTGACGTCATCAATCTAAATTCTACTGTAAATTGACTCTTTGGCAACACAATGATGAAAGTATTATTTTCTGTCTTTGTTACTTCGCCGGTTTCTTCGATCTCTTTGAATGTAAGCTCATTTAGATCATAAACATTCTCAAACGTTTCATTACATGTCTGACATTGAACCGTTGTCATGTAGTCGGCGCCATAACCATAAACACGGGAGGCTACCAGAAGGGCGTTTTTGTCTCCAATAAGCAAGTCTTCAATTTTGATTCTTTTGTCGACTATAATGCTTTGAAGCATCTTGTCTAATGCCGTACCCTTTTTCAAAAGAGAAGCGGACGTTAGAATATCCTCTTCTTTTGCTGTCATGTGCTTGATTTCTATAGAATCATCACCGTGTAAAGGGTGTCCTTCCGGATAGTATTGACCTTTACTTGGAAGGTCGACAACTTCTGTTGGTACCACAAAATTAAATGCGGAAACGGGTGGTTCCGGTGGTGAAGGTTGCACTTGTGCCTTTGGGGGTGCCCCCTTTGTTCTACTTTGATTTCTTGACATATTTACCTCTTTTTTATCTTAATCTATGAGTAGCATAGTCATATCTCAGTGATAGAGATATGCTCATTATTTCTTCGGCAGTATAGTTTGCCTGTCCGAAATTAATACTTGCTATGATTGGATTAACTAAAACCCACTCTTCTAGCATGTCTGCATTGGCGTCTATTTGAGTAAATCTAACATCGCCGCCCAAAGCGTCACGAACTGCTCTTTTTTCAATGGCGCCTTGAGGAAGACTCGGGTTTTCATTCTGATATCCGGATCTTCTTAATATATTATATAGTTTTAAAGTATTATTTTCGCTCGAATTGGCCATGTCGGTAATTGTAATCTCGATGGGATTCCATGATAAAATGCCCGGTCGGTAGGAAACGTCGTTGATGTTTATATATTCGCTTATGCCGATTTCAAAAGAGGGTTTTTGCATTGAGCGTAAAGCATAGGTATTGACAATATCGATTCCGGAGCCAAATGTAGCAAACCATCTAAAGGATAGTTTAGGCTCGAGACTTGCATCACTCCAGAAAGGCATTCGTTTTTAACCCTCTTACGGTGTCAATTGAGAGGAAGGAGTGGTGGTATTATCCATAGTAGCGAAGTCGTAGCGTAATGTTACCGAAGTAATCACTAGGTCTTCCGACGAATAATCCAATTGACCATAATCGACCGACGTAAAGAACGCATTGTTCAGTGTCCATGTGTCAAGCGGTTGACCGTCTGCATCGATTTGCACGATCTGAGGCGAACCAATCGAATCAACAAATCCTTGCTTGCTTAAAGAGGTTTCCGCGCTAGCTCGATCTTTAGGTACCCGATATCCGGCGCCGATGAACATGTTTGTAATGGCTGCGGATTGATCCGGAATTACAGGATCTACAAAGGTAACATCGACCGTATTCCAAGTTACTCTTCCCGGAAAATAGAAAGTATGTGCGACATATTGATGAGGCACCTCAGTAACAGCAAAAGAAGGTTTCTTTACTGTCTTTATAGCATAAGTTTCTATTTGTTCATTGTCTCCCGATAGTAAAAAATACCATCGAAAGCTTCTTTTAGGCTCTACTTTTGCATCGCTCCAAAATCTTGGTTTATCGGCCATTTATTTCTCTCCTTAGTAGTAAGTAGTTTACTTGTTAAATTTAATCCTCAAAAGCTGCGCCGGAATCTGTCAAAATAAAGTCAATTGCGATATACTCAATTGATCTTGCAGGCTTCAGATAGATCTTGGCGTAAACTATGTTTCTATCAACCAAATCTGGCGTAGTTGTAGTATCATCTAATACCATTTTAAAAGCGGTAATACCTAAACCAGCTTGGACACCGCGAAGGAAGGGTTCGACACGACCTTTGAAGCGATTCCAAGTAACTCTTACATTCTGATCGAACAGAATAGTAGCGGCAAATCTTGAAATCTGGCGCTTCAAGAAAATCATCAAGCGTCGGACGTTAATTCTATCCAATGCTGATGGTGTAACTTGTAACGTTTTCTGACCAAAGATTACGATACCTTCGGCCGGGAATTGGGCGATTGGGTTGATATTGTTATCATACAGTTTGTCGCGCTGTTTCGAAGTTAATCTTTCACGAACTGCGACTACTGGTAGACCAGCTTTACCGGCGCTTAAGCCGCCTCGCGTAAATCCAGCAGGAGCAAACCAAAGTTCGCTAGCCTTCTGGCCGTAAGACATTGCGCCAAGAGCAGCAATGGAAGGAGGTGCCCAAACTAGCTGACCGTTATTAAGGTCGCGAATTTGAACCCATGGATAGTAAGCACATCCATAGTTAGTATTCCATGTCAAGGTTTTGAGTTCCTCAATGGTCTGATCCACGCTTCCTCTTCTGTCAGCTGCATCGAGCGTGCTTTCATATTCGGGAGTGTACCCGTATTTTAGATCGATGACTGCAAGTGCATCTCCTCGATCTTCACACATATTAAATAATGTCTCATTAAGAGTGTTGTTGATTAGACCCGGCATTGCTACCAAATCATACTCTACAACTTCTGGATCTCGCA